CCGCGTGCGCTTTCAATCGCCCGCGCGTATCGTCAACGGCCCACATGACTTGTAAATAATTTCCGGCAGTAAACTGCCATAGCGTAGACCTAGACACCACCGTAGTAGCCCCGTTGTTGTGCAGCGCAGCTACCATCGTGCTGCCAGCAGCGTCGACGCCGTTGACGCGGGGCCAAAAGCGAAAGTTGACCTGTGCGGAGCTAGTCGAACTGATCTGAGCGGTGAAGCTAATGTTGTAGAGACCGCCTTCCGAAAACACGATCCGGGTCGGGAATGTCGGGTCCAGCGCAATGTCATTAGCAAAAAACGGGGCATCGTACTGGACAGCGTAGGCTGTGTTGGCAGCCGCCGCCGTGATGTCAGCGTCCTGACCAAAAAGAGCGTGGCCGTCCGAAATGACAATAGGACGCCACGATCCTGACTTGGAGACGACAGGGTAGCCGTTTGTGTCCCACATCAGCAGGCCGTCTACAGAGGCTTTTTCGCCGCCTACTTGGTGCTGCATCAAAACGGTTTGCGGTTCTACTACTGCGTTGTCGCCGCTCCGCAGGTAGTTGTGAACATCCTGCGCCCAGCGCAGCATGTTGTCCTTGTTGGGGACGGGGACAATGAAGCCGCGCCTCAACGAAGGCCACCGAGTTTGATGTTCGCGCGCATCAGGCCGATCTTCCAGCCCGCCGCCCTGCCTTCAAAGCGAAGTGCGAACTGGCGACCGCGTGCCCTGACTGGGGTCGGGCTGGCGATGACATAGGGACCGAAAGTATTCTGGCTGAGGTTCGGCATGTCTTGGGTCTTGATGGTAAGCGTGACGTCGTTTGGGACAGCCTCGTCAGGATAGAGGTAGTCGATGTAGGCTTGGTTGTCGCCCTGTCCCAACTCAATCGGACCAGTCTCGCAGTACGGGGTTGGGCCAGTCTGAATAGAGACGTGGGCAAGCTCGTGGTTGAAGATTTGGCCGTTCGACGACACCATCATGGGCGTGTAGGAGCCGAGCATGTCGATGCCGGTGCTACGGTCGATCTTGCCCTTGGTCCAGTGGTTGAGGGCGTAGTCATAGCAGACATACGAGTCAGGCTCGTCAGTCAGGCTGTTCTTGGACTGGTACAGCCACCAGACTTCGTTGAAGTCGCGTAGCGTCATGCCGTAGGTTTTGCTGCCCTCAGTCTCGCTGATGTCGTCGTAGAAAAAGTCGATTAGGCTGGATTCCAGCTTCTTAAGCGAGCCGTCGTAGAGCCAGAAGTTTCTGGCAGAGGCCCACATGGCAAAGCGCGCCGTAGTCACGAGCGAGTTCGCCGACAGCAGGCCGTTGTTATCGCCAACACGGTCGAAGCCGTAGACATAAGGGGGTCCGAGGTAGCGGCCTACGTAAACTTCGTTTTTGCCGATAACAATAAGCTCGTTTCCGATCTGCGTTAGCGCCAGCAGCGGACCAGTACCAGCCAAAGTCAGCGAACCCGCTTGGTTTGTGACTGCGGGGGTCCAGTTGGTGTTGTCTTCAGACGCGGACCACTGGATGAGGCGCGGCGTCGAAGTGCCTCCAATGCCCATGACAATGCGCTCGTCCGTCACGATGACGTCCTGCATGTCTTCTGGTGCTGTTGTAATTGCGACAGCGGCTGCGGCGACTGGCACCCACTGGTACAGATCGCCGTCGCCCCGGAATTGCGCCAGTAGATTTTCGCCCCAGAGAGCAAACGCCCAAGACGGGGCAGGGACCGGCAGAGCACCGGCAGCGTTGCGGGGAGTGCCGTAGGAGGAGCTACCGTAGGTCGAAGTGCCGTAGCCGACGTTCAGCCCGGAGCTACGCGCTCCTCCTGTGAAGCCAGCAGGCGTAATGTCGTCGATAGCCCCGGCAGAGTCGATGTAGTAGAGCTTCAGGTTCGTGCCGACGACGATATGCCGAGCACCTGAGTTTCCTGTCCAAGTGATGATGTTGCGCGGCGCTTCCAAGGCAGCGTCCGCGAACAGGGCGGCAATATCGGCACCAGCGCTGGTTTCGCGGCGCTCCCAGCCACCGATGACGCGAATAGCGCCGTCTTTCCAGCGCACAAGATTCGAGTCAGCCCAGCGCATTTTGCCGCTGTAGGCCGTCCCGTTCTTGTAGACACCCGGTTTCAAGTCGATAGGAATGAGCGGCATTGTGTGGCTCCCTGTTGGGCGCAGAATACATCAGCCGCGCAATTTAGCCAATGTCTTTGGTCCGACGATGCCGTCAGCAACCAGCCCGTTGGCTTTTTGCAGTCGCTTGACTGCGGACTCGGTCGCTGGGCCGAACTTCCCGTCTGGGACCATACCCAAAGCCGTCTGTAGCCGGTACACAGCGTCGCCAGTAGAACCCCGGCGCAGTACCTCGTCCGGCATGGGGACGTCCTTGTTTTTGGCAGCGATAATGGCGAGCGCTTCCTTGTATCGTTCTGCCCGGTCTTCCAGACCGTTGGTGCCGCCGTTCACTAGCTTAGTCATCCTGATGAGGTCGTCGGCGTCGCAGGCTGCGTTGATGTTCCGAGTTTTCCAGTACCAGCAGGCAGACTCAAGCGCGCCTTTCTTGGTGCGGACGTAGTCGATGACTTGCTCTGGCGTCAGACCGACAGTCTTGCCGAATTTGGTGTAGTTTTCGCGGCCAGTTAGCTGGATGATGCCCCGGCCACGGAAGCGGTAGCCGTCTCCTGACTCGACGTTGCCGTTGCCCATGCGGTCGGCGTAGACGAGGTTGGCGATCTTTTCTGGCTGCCGGGAGTACAGGTTCGCGTCGCGTCCTGCTTTGATGAAGTACTTCGGGAACACTTTGTTTAAAGTCTCAGCCCGGTAGTTCAGGTTCTCTTCCAAGACAGTGAAGTCAGCGCTTTCGTGGCCGCACTGCGCGAAGAAACCAGCGAGCCTGTGCGGCGTCGTGATTTCGTACTTGGGCAGGATTTCGAGGGCCTCGTAAGCCCAGCGGTCTGCGCCGCTGCTACCGCGCAAAAGGCTGACAATGAGGCCGGTCGTTAGGTCCATTCACTTCGCGCGCTTGTTCCAGACGGACCACCCGGCCACAAACAGGGTCGTGATCGCCCCGCCGATGGTCATCGCCGTCTCAGCATCGATAAGGCCTTGGCCGACGAAATAACCGCCGCCTGCGGCTACGAGGGCGCGGACAACGCCGCCTACTTGATCGTGAGTCATGCTCTTAGTCTCCTCAGTTTTCGATAAGTTTGACGGCGACAGCGAGTCCAGCGCCGACAACAAGCCAGAAACCTTTTTCCATGACTTGCTCGACAACGCCTCGTTTAGTCGTACTTTTTTCAATGTCTCCGAGCCTCGTGTCCAAGTCTTCGTGGCGCGTTTCGTAAGCGTCCATTTTCTTAAAGAGCGTTGTCATACGCTCCTCAATGCGGGCCATCGTAGTGATGACCTTGGTCAATTCGTCAATCTTGTCACCTAGCTTGTCCAAGTGCCTCTCCACCCGGTCGAACCGCTGTTCTTCGGCCATAATATTAAGATTTCATAATGTAGCAGAGAGCGTAATAGGGCGGCAGGTTTTCGTGTGCGGTGCCGCTTCCGATAGAAGATGATGTCGCGCTGAAGGTGTGGGTGTGGTTGGCGGAAATGCCGCCCGTAGTGAAGGTGTGCGCGTGAGCGCCCCCTGTGTTCGTACTTGCGCTGGAGGCTGGCCCACCGCGCGTCTCGGATAGGGCACCTGTGCCGCTGAATGTCCCGGTGCCTTCATATGTGTGCGTGTGGCCGGGGTCGGTGGAGGTAGTGCCGCTGTGTGTGTGGTCGTTGGAGACAAGGCCCGTAGTGCCACTGACCGTATGCGTGTGCGCGGGCAAATTCGCTGTGGAAAGCGTGACTGTTGCCGCGCCGCCAGTGGCCCCGACTGCGTAAGTCGTACCTGCACCAACGACAAAGCGGTCGCGCAGGTTCGGCGTGCCGCTCGTGCCGTCACACAGCAGCCATCCAGCAGGGATCGCGGCGGCAGACCCGGACCAGATAATGATGCCGCCAGATGGGAAGCCGGGGGCCACTGCTGCTGCGTTTAGTTGCGCCGCAGTAGCTGTGACGGCAACCCCGCCGATCTTCCACAACCCCGTGGACAGGTTTGGCTTTGCTAGTTGCGCCCCCGTACCGCCCAGCAGCGCGTCAACTGCGTCCAGATCGGAGTTGATCTTGGTTCCCCAAGTGTCCGCAGAACCGCCAACTTCTGGCTTCACTAAGGCGTAGTTTGTCGTTGTGCTATCTGGCATCGTCTATCTCCTCAGTCCGGCGTCAGGCGACGACTCCGGGCATCATGGGCCGCAATGGGCTGCCAGCATAGCGCCGCCCTGCTTCGGCGTCTTTTACTGACGCCAGCGTCTCGTCGTACTCGTTCTTCCACAGTGCCACACGTTCGTCGTCTTTCAAATAGGCGGGCGTGTGCCGAAGAACAGCGTAGGTGTAGAGGTCGAGGTACTCGTCCGCCAGCCACGATGTGTTCGTAACAGCGAAGTCAGGAATCTTGGCGTAGTACGTCAGGGTGACGGTACGCGGCGGGCTGTCTGTTGCAGCCATTGGGCCGACAAACAGGAGCGTGTTGCCAGCCACTGTGTAGATCGGCTGGAAGGACGTAGCGCTGACGAGCTTGATCCGCTCGCGCTCGTAAGGGCTGACGTACTGCAAAGGAGCAGGCTGGCTGTCCGACGTGATGGTCCGCAGTTCCATGTAGTCAGCAGGCAGCGCCAGCGAGTCAGCAGTCAGGTTTAGTGTCGCAGTTACGACCATGCGCTGGATACGCAAATCGCGGTTCAGTCTGGCGTGGGCCATGTCCACCATGTTGCCGAGGTCTGCCTCAAACACGGCGTCGCCGTTGCGCCAGACGAAGCGCGCGATGTAGGCGGTAAACTGCGAGTAGTTCATTTCTGATGCACCCTTAGA